TATTAAAGCCTGCAAAGGAAATAGTTGTTGGAGATGAAATCTGGTCATACACATGGGATACATTAAAGCCAGAAACAGATGAAGATCCACTTCTATGGACAAACACAGAGATGGCAAATGTATCTAAGGTAAAGACAAACATTGTCCATATACTTCCTTCAACAAAGGATGTTACTATCTTCTTCAACGGAGATAAGGGAACAAGATTCTCACTAGAACACTCAATGTTGATTAAGAGAAATAATGTATATATGTTTGCATCATCAGGTAGCGTTGAAATTGGAGACTTCTTGGTAGAAGATAACAATGGAACACCAAGAGATGTTGAAGTTACATCAATTGAGTTTATTGATGAAGCTAGAACAGTCTACAAGTTTGATGCAGCACCAGACGACATAATAATAGCTGGAGGGTTAGTCACTCACAATGGCAAGGCCAGATTCTAGTGTCAATCTATCACCTTCATATACCCAGAACATCGGGTATATATACAAAGAACTTTGTCGTTCCTAATCTAAACTCTAGATCAATAAAGCACTTTGCATCAAATAGGTCCAATATTGATTTAGATTTTATAAAAGAGTGCAAATATGTAAGTGGACATTTTGGGCTAATGCCAGTGCCACTTATGGATAATGTTTCTGTCTTTACTTTATTGAGAGATCCAGTTGAACGCTTTATAAGTTACTTCAAATATACGACTGGAGTAAATATGCCAGTTGATCAAGTAATGGCTAAGCTTAATCGCTGGCTATATGAAGACGATATTCAACATAATATGCAATCTAAGTTTTTGACTGGTTCAATGAATGTAGAAAAATTTAATAATGGTTATAGAATTAAAAATGCTTCAGTTGAAAATGGATGGTGGATAGAAAATTTTTCACTAAATATAGATGATATAAAAAAGTCATTAGACTCAATATATGCATATACTATGGAAGATCATGATGTATTTAAGTATGATTTTAATAAAGCATTAAAAGAAAAATTTGATTTTGAAGTGTTTCAAAATAATTATAAAGTTAATAGTAGTATATCGGGGGAATTACCATTAACAAACGATATACTTAACAGGATAAGAGAAGTTAACTCTATAGATCAAGAGGTTTATGATTATGTCAAAGCTACCCAAAAAAGATACTAAGTGGACAATCTTAGAAATAGATAAACTTAACATAGATTTTATTAAAAAAGAAGTATCTATGTTTAGCACTGAATGGGATTTAGATACTAGTAGGCAAGACAATAATATAACACATAGAAATACAAAAATGTATCAGCTTAAGTATTCTTCTTATGATTGGCTACCTGGAGATAAGGTTGAAATAAAGGATGTGAATTCCTTTAAAACCAAAGAAGCTCAAGAACAGTTTTTGGACATAATTAAAAGTCTTGAGTCCCAATACTCTGGTATAGTTGTTCGTGCTGAAGTTATAAAAATGATGCCAAATGTTAATATTAGAAAACATGTGGATGGCGGTGAATTTTTAAAATACGCCAGAAGATGCCATATACCAATAAATACAAATGAAGATGTTTACTTTACAGTATTTAATAATAGAGTAAATATGAAAGAAGGTATTGTTTATGAAATAAACAACTCTCTTCCACATTCAGTAGAAAACAATAGCAATAAAGAAAGAGATCACCTAATACTAGATATTTTGCCAATAGAAATGTTTAAGCAAAATTCTTAGTTTGGTGGTATAATTAAATTAAAACATAGGGGGTAGTTTTATGAGTATTTATGATGAAAACTCAAATATTTGGTTTACAAAAGATAGGTCGGAAACAGCTTCTAACAGAATGAATGAGAGATCTCTTGATCAATCTGTTTCGGTTGAAAATCTTGGTCTGGGGCTAAATATTTATCACAATGTCTTCTCTAAGGAAGATGCACAAAGATATATTAATACCCTTGAATCAAATCTTTCAGGTGATAAAAAATATAAATGGTCAGAAGCAAAAGTAACAAATTCAGATACACCAATTAAAAAAGCCAGAGATTGTGTGGACTTTAAGTATAAAAAAGAACAGCTAGGTCCACGAGATAATGAAAACGCAGAATTAATAGACTTGCATGAAGAAATCTACCAAAAACTAAAATATTGCATTGATGATTATGCTGCTTACTGGGGTATTAATGTTGTTTACTACGAAGCTTTTAATTTTGTAAAGTATGAAGGTGCTGGAACACACTTCAATATTCATGCAGACCATGGTCCAGCCTACAACTGTACTGTTTCTGCTGTTATATATATTAATGATGATTACGAAGGGGGAGACTTAAAGTTTCCAAGATTAGATAATCTTGTCTATAAGCCAAAAGCAGGAGATATTGCGGTGTTTCCATCTAATTATATTTATGAACATGCCTCACTACCAATGGAATCAGGAACAAAGTATTGCGTTGTCGTAATGACAGATATTAACAAGTTAGGACACCAGTAATGGATTTTAAAAAAATTATTTTTAGATCTTATAGGCCATGGTTAAATAAACAAAGTATTTCATTACCAACTCCAACCCAAAAAGTTATACCAGATTGGTACAAGGATGCTGATAGATTTGCTAAAAATCCAACTACTGGTGAATACTTTAAAGCAACGCCAATGGTTTGTCCTTTTCCAAAAGAAGGAACAACTGACGACTATGGTTTAATTCCTACCTGGAAAGCTTGCCCAGCAATTATGGATGGGTTTTCAACGGGGTATGTGTTAAAGACTCCATGTGATATAACATTCTTTAAAACTGATAATGGATCAATAGATGTTAAAGTGTCAGATCCAAAACATAAAGACTTTTGTAGTAAAAGACCTGCCATGCCACAGTTTAAGCATCCAGAAGGATTTTACGAAGATCATTTTGCATGGTATTCAGAATGGGGAATTGAACTACCAGAAGGCTATAGTGCATTATTTATGACACCAATGAATAGGTATGATCTGCCATTTTTAAATACCACTGGTATAGTTGACTCAGATAAGGTTCACATTTTAGGTACATTCCCATTCTTTATTCCTAAAGGTTGGGAAGGCACTATTCCAGAAGGAACACCATATCTACAGGTTCTCCCGTTTAAAAGAGAAGACTGGAGTCATGATGTTGAAATATTAGATCAGCAAAAGATGTACAATGATATGATGAAAAATATGGAGTTTTATCGTCAACCAGATGGTGGCGTATATAAAAATAAAGTATGGTCTAGAAGAGAATATAAATAGGGGGAAATATGAATACATGGACAGAAAAAGAAGACTTTGGTGACGGAATTATTTGCTATAGAAACGTTATCAAAAGCGAAATTGATGTAATTGGAAGACTTGAAGCAAACCTTAAGCCAGAAGGTGATACAACTGGCTATAGTTGGTTGCCTGCATATGTTGGATATAAGCAGTTGATGCCACAATACAGAGATTGCAATGATTTTAAATTTAAGAAAACTGATCTACAGCATGACCACAGCCCAGTGTCTTTAAACCTTCAGGCTCTTTGGCAAGATGTTTATGATGCACAGTTTCCTGCAGTTGAAGACTACAGAAGACAGTTTAACATTATGGATTTGAAGTATTGGGAAGCATTTAACTTTATTAAGTATGGTCCAGGTCAGCATTTCCAGGAGCATCATGATCACGGATTTTCTTATAACTGTACTGTTTCCTTGGTAGCCTATCCAAATGATGACTACGAAGGTGGAGAGCTTTATTTTAGACTTCAAGATCTTAAGATCAAGCCAAAAGCAGGGGATCTATACATATTCCCATCAAACTACATGTATCCACATGTTGCTATGCCTGTTACCTCTGGAACTAAGTATTCAATTGTAACAATGCTTGATTACAATAAGAAGTTTCATACACCAGAAATGTATGTACCAGAGGAAGACTAATGCTTAATATTTCTGTTGAAAAAACTCAGGGATCTAAAGTTACAATTACCCCAATGTCAATTAAAAGGGATTGGATGGATGTAACTCCAGAAAAACATGCTTATAGATGTTTTCCTGTGACCCAAGCAAACATGATTGGGTGGTATCTGTCATGTGATGAAGATATAGTGTTTGCCTGGAATGGAATCACAGATACTTCTAGTGAAACTGTTAAAATTTTAAAAGGTGAAGATTTTTCATATACAGGACGAGGACAAGCAACTATAAGCATTAATACAGGTCTAATTTTTAAAACAGAGCAAGATTTAAGCATTTTTACAATAAATCCAGTTAACTATTTTAATGATGATTTTGAAACAATGTCGTCATTGGTTAGCACTTCTTTTTATCCAAATCCTTTGCCATTGGCAATAAAGGCTAGGGCAGCAAATAAAGAAGTAACAATAAAAGCTGGAACTCCAATAGCTACAATAATTCCAATTTCTTTGACTGCACTTGATAACACATCAATAGATATTATTAAATATTCTGATCCAGGCAGAGAACGAGAAAAGGCCAATATTGCTTATGGTGAGGCAGCCCAGGTAATTAATCAAACTGGCAAATGGACAGACTGGTATAGAGAAGCTATTAACGAAAAAGGTGAGTCTATAGGTCAGCACGAAACAAAGACTTTGAGGCTATCAGTTAACGATAAGAGAGAAGTGGTATAATCTAAATATGGACGCAAAAATAGTAAATACTCAAAATAGAAAGAAATCTATAACCCCTTCTGGTTTTTTTGGCAGTGGTCCAGAAAATATTGTTGAACTAGAAAACTTTATGACAGAAGAAGAGATTAATTTTCTAGAAAATGCAGCAAGAAATATAACAATTTGGGATGTAACAGAAAGCCACGTTAATGAAAATGGAACTGTTATTTATGATTCAGACTACTGGAAAGATCGTGTTGCAACTACTCCAAGTCTAGATAAAAATGATCCAAGAATTGCTCCAATAATTGCAGGTTTATTTGAAAGACTAAAGCCAATCATTGAAGAGTTTTTTGAGGTTAAAGTTGTGCCAACTGGTACAACAATTGTAAGATGGCTTCCAGGACAATTCCAAAATCCACATGCAGATAAAGAGCTTCATGAGGGCCCAGATGCAGGAATGCCAAATGACTTTCCGTGCTATGACCTATCTAGTCTTTT